GTTGTTATCGACGACCCGTCGATACCCGATCTTCTCGGCTCCTTAATTTAGAGATCCCCTCTCCATTAACTAGGAGAACATCATGTCTTTCACGAAAGTTCCACGCTTGCTCCAGGGCCACAAGCCCGAGATGCCTGAGTGGATGCGCTTTGCTTTTGAAGCATCGCGCCTTCGTCTAGCCGACGAAGTACCCGATTTTGAGCTGAGCGCCCTGAGTGATCAGGAGCTCATGCGTCAAATCGGTCGTGAATGTGACGTGGTGGACTCTTCTAGCAATGGATGAGGGAACCTATCTCTTCATCGAGCTTCTGCTCGTCCTGGTGCGCGCCTTGTTAGCGCTCGTCCAGGGGGGAGACGCTGCCGCAATGGCAGACGTTGTTATCGACGACCCGTCGATACCCGATCTTCTCGGCTCCTTAATGAGGGTTACAAACCTCTAGTTCCTTTCGAAGAAAGTTATGGCTACTCGCGCATACACAAATCGCCAACCCTGGTTCTTGTTTGACGGCCGCGAAGGCGGCACGTTCATATCCTCTAACGAGGACAGTAACTGGGGAAGGTCGACAAAAGATGCGAAGGGCAACCTCGTGCTAAAACCACAGAGTTGCGGGCTCAAGCGCTACAATTGTTACTCCTACCGGATGTTAACAAAAGGAACCGCTCAATGGACCCCTGTGGATGCGTATCTTCCGCGTCCCGCTTCTACAGTGCCGCCGTCTCTCAACGCGGCATTTGCGAGCCTTGAGAACCAAGCATACGCAAGGTTCAATGGGAAACTACGAAAGGGCAGCGCCTCATTGGGCGTTACGCTTGCTTCCTGGAAACAATCCAGGGATATGATTGTTAATCGCCACAATCATGCAAAGCGTACTCTTGACTCCGCCTACACGGGTTTGTTGGGAAACAAACGTGCCGTGGAGCGTCTTCGCCGAGAGAGGGAACCTCTAGCTAATCAGGTCCTTGAGACCGAATTTGGCTGGAAACCTCTCTTTGAAGACGTGCATGCCGCAATATTTACAGCTTGCGACACACTAATGGGGTCAGAGTGGATGACGAGCCGTGCTCGTACGTCCATCAGTGAATCCAGGATCGACTCGGGCAACCCACAATTCATCGGGACGATGACTTGGCGGGGAAAAGCCTGGGTCTCTTATGGCGCGCGAGTGTCCATAAGCAATCC